CTCCTCCATGATGGTTTATAAGACCACCAAAAACCCGGCAGTAGGCAACTCCATTAAGTGGAGTTGCCTATGGGCGCCGGCCGTCAGTTGTACTGATCCCTAAGAATCTCGAGGAGTTCTTTCACCTCAGGACAATTAGGCACTAACGGGACCCACGCTTTTTTGTAGCCCTTGACCGAAGAACGCGATAGCGCACCTCGACTAGGAACTCCATAAAGCGCTGCAGCAAGCTGCACATCCGGGTCAAAACGCGCGAAGCCTGTAAAACCTGCAATAGGACGATAAACCTGAACATGAGTTACCCCCCATAAACCGGGGTTCTCCCGTCCGTAGACGGGTTTACCACGGGTTCTTGGTATACGGGTAACCCAGTGGTCCGGGTCGTCGTCGTGCAGACACAGGTCTCCGAGCCATTCTGGCCCTTTAATGCGGCGGATGTCACCTGGAATATTACCCAGGCACCGTAGATAAGCACGGCGTACGCGAGGATCGAGACAACCACCAGTGCCGTTAAGGCAAAGGGAGAGTCGCCGTAATCCATTCGCGAACGATATCCATTGTTGTGGTTCATTGGGTGGCTCCTTTAAGTAGTATGGGCGAACATCTTGCCCAAGGAAAAAGTCGCCCCCGCAGGACTCACGGAATGCAGAGTGCGTATACGTCTTTTCGGTATTTGGTTTAAAACCGAAGAAACGCAGCGCACCCAGCACGTCCTCGCTCTTTTCTGTAGGAACGATTATATCATCCCCATAGCAGTATACCACACCTCTGACGAGCGTCTGACAGATACTCCAAAAGATCAGAGTTTCTAGTTCAAACGTGAAGCCATTCCCCATAGAGGAGAACTTCTCCAAGTGGTAAGTCTGGTTTCCAATCTTCGTCGTAGGACTTCTTAGCGTCTCAAGGAGGGACGCCCAGTCATCTGGTAACAAAAATCGGACCAGTTCGAGCGAAACAGTGTCACTTGCTGATGATAAATCAATAGTGGCAAGGGAGCCATTGCGACTCCCCAGTTGCGCCAGAGCGCGGTGCTGATCCTGACCGTCATCTAGGTCAATCATTGCCATCTGCTTAAGCCTGTCACGTATGTAGCTGCCTACACCCAGTTGAAACCAAATGTTGATACTTGGCTCCACAGCTATAGCACGATCTCCCTTCGCATTTTTTGGCACGGTGGTAAACCGATTCCCACGAACGCTAAGGGGACTACTGATAGGACGGCTGGTTAACGCGCGAAACCAAGCGGTTTCCTCCAGAAGCGGGAGCAAGTCAGTGACTTGGCTAGTTAACGTGGGTTGATTCTGCATTTTGTGAAGTACCGTGCAGATTCGGCTCTTGTCATGGTAAGTAGCGCCTTTTCCAAATCTCGCCCTCGGTAGGTCCTTAGGGATTCTACCGAGCACACGCGCAATCAGGTTTTTCACGTCGTGAAGGTATTCCACGATGCGGGGAGCCACATCCGGGTAGTAACCCGATCTGTAGTTCCGAAAACGCGTATTGGTGAGACAGCAAAGCTTCTCAGCTTCACTCCACTTCGATACAGCTGCAGTTCTTAAAGCTTTGGCACTTAACCCAGGAAGGTTTTTACACTTCATGAGCAGCGCCGAGGCCGCAGCGTCAATAACGTATCGATCAGCAGTAAGATAGTGCGCCGGGTCCGCTTGCAGATCTGCAAGTTGGGACCACTCCCTGTGCTTAATTACAAGCGAAATCGCAAGCGATTTGGGAGTGTCCATGTCCCGTAGTAGATCGAGAGCAACATCGATGTATCCATCGTATGTCGACATGCGTTTCTCCTTTTAGGTGGGCAGTATTACCGACTTACGTCGGCGAGAAGCCCGCCTTGATGGAGTCACGGACCGCCGTGATCACGATAAAATTCGTGAACTGGTGGACCGCTTCCGCAATCTCCGCATCCACTGCGTCCTTCGAAAGAAGGAAGTCCGCCGAACCGTAGTTGACCAGGGCTTGTTTCTTGAGGCCCGTAGTCGAATCGGTGTAAGCGGTGGGACGAAGGAACTCAAGATGCACTTTCCGGGCGGTCTTTGAACCGTTGTCGGAGGTGGACATCTTGATAGTCGGGCGGAGTCCTTGCGGCAAGGTAACATCTTCTTGTCGCCAGAATGCTTCACCCTTATCCCCGGAAGAGCCGTTGATGGCGGTGTACACGATATCCGTGGTACCATCCGCCTTCTTTACGGTTACGTTGGCAATATTTGCCATTTGATGCTCCTTTACTCGTTGAGTAGAAAGTGAGGTTTTCGGGTCACAAATGTTTCCCGAACGTTGTCAACAGTAACGCGATAGCAGTTGCACCGCGAATTGCTGACAGCCTAGAAGGGGGGCTCCAAACGATACGTGGAGTGGTGACACCCAAAACTCTTTTGCAACTGACGCCATTGTAGGCCGATTTAAGGTCCCAATAGCCTGGTTGCTTATAGATTTGGGCATCGCTACCCTTCATAAATGTGGTCGTGAAGGAATTTTCCATCTCTAGTCCCTGAAAATCGGACCAAGAGTCGAGGAATTTCCCAACTGGAATAAACCAGTCGACCAGGAAGCTCCAAGGCATGAGCTCCCACGCTACGGCAGCCGGGTTAGTAAGACCGAGCTGACTGGCTTTGTGGAGATTCGGGTTTGTAACACGAACCACGGCTTGCATTTTAACTGCACACGAGATATTCATATCCTGGCTCCAGACGTAAGGAGCCGTAGACTTGAACTTGCGTGCTTTAGCATTGCCGGAACCACGTACCAACATGGGCTCCACATCGCTCTGCAAGATTTCGCAGGCGGCGTGAATGTCAGCCAATAAAGGCTCCCATCCGAAATGCCATTCCAGGAATAAACCTGATGCGTCTCTTGGACGCGACCACTTTTTACCCGAAGGTTTTAACCCGAGGGCCTTCATGGCCGAATGGCGGCGACCGCTTGAGAGTAGTTGAAAGGCAAACGTAAGCCGATTAGCTGATTTAGCTATCGAATCAAACGTGTGCCGTCTCTCACCCACGTTCACGAGCATCATTGCAGTTTCGTTGATTTTGTCGGTGAATCTAGAGTACGCGCGATTCGTTGCGATACTCTTACATCCATCGATATCAGACTGACTGCTGAGCGTGCCATATAGTGAGCTATTGTTAGAGGTCGTAGAGTTTCCCGCACCCTCCCTCTTCGTTTGTCTTACGACATAGAAGAGAAAGTTGTTTGGTGGACGTCCCGACGTAACATAGGGCGGTTTTTGGCAGTACCACTGCCGGTACCATGACAGATCTGGGGTTTGCACCCCTCTTTGAAACGGTCCGGTTGTAGTCATGTGACCTCCTTGGAGAATCACATCGGTGGCACGATCGATGTGCGTCAAAGCATCGAGCGTACCCTCGCACTGGCTTACCAAGCCAGCGAGAAGCTCATTTCCGCACCAGCTTACATGACTGATCTCGCGATCGGTAACACATCGGCTGGAACCTAAAGGGCACAATTTCCCATCTGATTTGCTGGATGCGAAAAAGCGCTTTATCTTTCGAAAGTAACCAACAGTTCATCGTTGACTCCAAGAAAGTTAGGTTTGCGGGGAGAGCTT